TTGCTCGCGCGAGGCTTGCTCTTGCGCCTGTTGTGCACGCTTGGCGGCGCTGTTTTGTGCCGAGCCCGAAACCGCCGAGCCCACAAGTTGCAGGGCGGCGGGGACAATCACATCCCACATATCGGTTACCTCAGCGTGAAGTAGGTGAACGTTGCGACGCAGACCAGCTTGTCCACCGTGCCGGACTTCACCCAAACCTTGGCCGGAAACTCGAGCGAATGGCCGTTCAGGGGCACGTTGACGAAGCGTTGCGGGGCAAGCAGACCCTTGTAATAGGCGTTGGCCGTGCCCGCGCCCGTGCCCGCCAGGTCAATCGCCACCTCCCACGCAATCGCACCCGCCGTGAGGGCCGTTTCGGTGTTCGTGATGGTGAGCTGATCGCAGCGCCCGCGCTCGTTGGACGCAAAGGCCACGAGTTCCGTAAACGAGGTCGGAATGAACCCTTGCGACAGGTTCACATTCCGCTGGTTGATTATCATCATGAGATGTCAGCCTCTGTGAAGTAGTCCGTATTGGGGGCCACAACGCTTGTTTTGGCTGTGTAAGCCTGCGCCTCGATATCGGATGCGGTCAGGTTCACCGTGCAATCGCCGCCGGTCACCAGATACCGACGCACCGCCACGGCGTTGAAAACGATGTTCATGTCAGCGAAGGCGCTGGCCACGTTCGACGGGTCCGCCCGCGTGTAAGCCACGTCCGCACGGTCCCGAACCGCCATCACGACGCTGTTCATGTCCGACAGCCGCGAGGCGAAATCAGCTTTTGCCGCCGATAGCTCAGTGCTGAGCGTCAGCGACCGTTGCTCAAGCCCCGCCACCCGGTTTTGCAGGTCGCCCGTGTCAACCCGTTGCATCGGATCGAACGCAAACGTGATTTCATGCGCCAGTCGCGCAATGTCCTGCTGCAATGCCGTGATCTGCCCTTGAAGCTGTTCGACATACGCCTGTCCGGCATACTCGACCTGTTCCCGGAGCGTCGCTTGGCCGTATTCTGTGAGATAGCCCTTGCTATCGACCCATTGGAGCCGCCGGACTGGCGGTTGAGGGGCCTTCACCACAGGTCGTTTACCGTCGCCTCAGTGACGCGCCACGGAACCGGGTCTGTCATCTGAAACCTCATCAGCTTGTGCGGGTAGCGAGCAGGGTCCAGACGACGCCATTCGGCGATCCGTCCGTATTCGCCTGTCTTGCCTGACTTTACAGTCCCCTCGTTGGCCCAGGTATGCCCGTCCTCCGAGGTGTAGAGCGCAATCTCCGGGTCCGAGCCCTGCCCAGTGAGCGGCCCCCAGCCCGTTGATGTCCAAAGTTTGACACTTGCCACCCGAACCGTGCCGCGACCGACCAGCATGACGCCCGTGACGAACCGCTGCATCACCAGTTCGTCGTGATCCGACGGCAAGCCCGGCGTCAGCTTCCAGACCAGCGAGCCCGTCCGGTCGCCAGTCAGCACCGTAGAGCCGTTCTGAGCCCCTACAGCGCCACGCCAGCCGCCGGAGTAGGAATACCACTCCGACCACTGCTGCGTGCTCACGTCGTATGCCAGCGCCCCCAGAGGGCCGAGGCACAGCACATAGACCGCCCGGCCATCAAGCGCGTATGCCCACGCCGACAGGTCGCCCACGTCAGCCTGTCCGATGCGCTCCGATACCCACGCTTGCGAGACCACCTCCGGAACGTCAGCCGCCCGGTAGACGTTCAGGTCATCACCGACCCAAAACAGCGTGTTATCCAGCACCGTCACCGTATCGCGCGCGATGCAACCCCGCTGATAGACCGCGCCCTCGTAAGGCCGGAACACCGCGTCCGCGTCGCCGGACTGGTAGAATTGCTGCGTGGTCGTTGTCCCGAACACCCACAGCCCGCCGCTCAGCGCCGCAATCGCAACGCCCGTGTCGTCAGCCGCTTCCGCAGACACGAAGCTGAGCGGGTTCCAGACCGTCGGCGTCAGCGCGTCGGACCAGTAGATCGTGTCCGTCCCTTCGCGCAGCGCCACGAAGAAGCCGCCGACAAACGCAATGTCCGTCACCCGCGCGCCGTCGGGGAACGTCACCGGTTCCCACGTCACGCCCGTGGTCCAGTAGAGGTTGCCCTCAATCAGCAGCAGCGCGCCCGTAGCGCCCGAGGCGATCCGCGCCCGCCCACCGCCGATGACCGTTGCAACCGGCGACGTGTCGCCGCCCGAGCCGATCAGGTCCACACCCGAGCCGTAGACCGCGATGAAGCCGTCCTGAAACGGTGCCAGAGCCCGGACGCCAGCACCGCCGGACGTGGCCGCAAAATAGGCCAAGCCGGGCCGCTGAATGAACGCCACGCCGTCGTTCGATACCGGCGTGCTTTCCGCCATCATGTTCCGAAGCTCAAGGCGCGGGAACTTGCCGACGTCCCGGAAATAGGAGCCGCGTGGAAGCTGAACGGGAGGCATGGGCGGGCCTAAAAATAGGTCGCCGAAACCGGCGTGGTCGCGTTGTCCCAACGCCCATTCGCCAGTTGATGCAGCTTGCGAGCCATCATCACTGTCACCGGCGACGGTTGCAGGTTGTATGCACCCGCCAGCATCATCGCCAGTCGCGCCGTCAGAGGCTCACGCATCCGAAGCGCCAGAGGGGCTTCAGTGTCCAACGTCAACCCAAGCAGGCTGACCCAAGAGCCAATCGCCCCGTCATAAACGCTGAACGTCACAGTCCCCAGATATCGGACCGAGATGGCAGCAAGGTCGCGAGGCGGGCGCTGCTCAATCGCCCCATCGTCCGTCACCGTCACCGGCAGCGTGACCGTGCCCGCGACCGTCTGTAACACACGGTCTTGCTCCTTTGCCGCATAGGGCAGGACAGACACCACGACATCATTCATGCGGCCAAACACGCCGCTGTGCGCCATCGTGCTGTAGATGGATTGCAGCTTCGCCATGCCGTCAGCCGCCTCATTGGCGGTCGGCTCGCGCGTCCCGGAGATGGCCCCCAGGTCGCGCAGAGCCTCACGGATGATGTCCCGGCAGGTCGGCATGTCAGGCCGTCTTCTCGTCCAGCAGCTTCGCCAGCAGCTTCGCCAGACGGTCGCGAGACCAGCGACCGTCATACTCAGCGCCGATCTCATGCAGAAGGGCGATGATCTGCTCCTTCGTCAGTTCGCCGTAAGTTTCGGTCGCCGGCTCATCGTCCGGTTCCGCCGGCAGTTCGACGAAATGATGGTTCGCACGCAGCTTGGCCACGGCGAAAGGATCGGTCACCTCAACGGCTACGCCGTCGGTCACAAACTCGACGCCGAACGCAAGGTTCGTCACGTCTGCGCCAGCATCTGCCGGCGGCGCATAGCGAAAAAACGCCATTGAAAACCCCAAGGAAAAGGGGCGAGGCCGAAGCCCCGCCCCCGGTTCATCACGGAACGACGTAATACGCCACTTCGACCTCGACCGTGCCGCTCACACCAGTGCCCGCACCCGTCGTGGCAGTGATGTTGATGGCAGTCGGAGCCGTGTAGGTGAACGCCGCAGTGGCAGCCATCACCGTGGACGTACCGCCCGCTTGACCGATGGTCAGACCGGTCATGAGGCGGTCAACGTCAACCGCATCGCCCAGCGCCAGAACAAGGGCAGTGCCGTTGTCCAAGTCAGTGGTAGTCATGCGGACGCCGTGAACCCGCGCACCCGCCGGCAGGAACACCGCCGGATGCGTTTCGTTCAGGGCCAGACCACCCGTGAGGGTGATCACGTTGTACGCCACCATGATCTGGCCGGCGTCACCAGAAGGGCCAACCGCAGTGTTGCGAGCCGGCCGGCGAAGAGTGGAGGTTGCCATTGTTCAGTCTCCTTAGTCAGCAACGGCGGCGAAGAAGCCGGACACAACGCCGACCTGCTTGTTGACCAGAGCCGGGTTCACCGGAGACGCGGAACGGCGGATCAGCTTCTTGATCCCGTACCACGCTTCCATGGCCACACCGCGACGCCGCTTGTAGTCGCGCTGCTCTTCAGTGGTGCTGAAGCGCTTGGCCAGACCGTAGCCCAGCGCTTGCTGACCCAGCAGATACACCGGCGTCACGTCGATGTTGGACGCACCAACACCGGCGTAGATCGGCAGGTCGTCCACTTCGTGAACGATCACGCCGTCCCAGTGCATGTCACCCGACCGGAACAGGATGGTGTTCTTGTCGGCGAGGGTCACGTCCCTGTGGGACTGTTGCAGGTCGTTGAACAGGTCGCGGAACGCCAGCGGGTGCGCGAACGCCACATAGAACCGGCGGTCATCACCTTCCGTGCGGATGGGGCTGATCTTCGGGTTCGACGTGGTGGCCAGACGCTTCATGATCGACAGCGCGCCACGCGTCAGACGGTCGTTGGTGCCGTCCACGTTCAACAGAGCCGTCGCCATAGTGGCGTTGTAGTTCGACCGAGCCGCACCATACAGCACGCGGTCGGAGTTGTTGGCGTTCCAGGTGTTCCGTTCCGCCGCCGTGGCCGTGGCATACGGAATGTCACCGTTCGCACCAACAGCGCCAAGCGCCGTGATGACCTGGTCGCGAAGGTCGCGATCCGTCCAGTCACGAAGGACTTCACGAGACGCTTCCCGAAGGTCGAT